GATACGCGTCACGCTTGGCGTTGCGACCTTGAAACGTGTATTCACTCCTTCCGTAAAATGCCGTCCAATAGACTTTCATAGCTGGCCTTTCGCTTTCTTGATGATTTCGCGCGCGTAGTCTAGGTCGTCGTCGTCGGCCATTGGATGCGCCAAGCGTTCGAGAGCGGAGAGTAAGTCAGGCGCGCATGACATAAGCGGCAAAGCATCGAATCCTGAGTTGATAGGAACAGCAATCGGCTCCGAGTCGCCACACTCGAAAACGCGGACGATTGCAGGTGAGTCGCCGCAGCCGTGAGGATCGAGACGCCAAGGGCTGGAGGTATGGGTTTTCATTGGGTTTTCAGGCTTTCATCTTTCCGGTTTCGATTGCCCATTGGATGCCCAGCGCGGCTTCCTGTTGGTTGTCGTCCAGGCGCTTACCGTCGCAACGGATTTCCGTTGTGATGAATGAGTTTTTTCCGTTAGCCCGTTTGACCGCGCGGTGGAATCGCATGGATGCGCGTACGGCGGTTTCGATTGAGCGGTGGACCGATACGGTTCCACCGTTGAACGTATCGTGGAGGGTGAATTTCATGCTTTGGATGGATTGATTGCTGCGGATAGATTGGCCTACCCTTTCGCAGCACACTTGCGTGTGATGCGCGGAGGATGGGTCAGCGGTTTACCGCCGGATGATGCCGAAATCTGTTTCGGGATGATCCTGTCGAACAATGCAGAAAAGCGCATAATACGGGCCGTCTTTGTCCTTTCTACGCTCCGCCCATACTAGGCGATAGCGGTCCTTCAAATGCGCGGGAACGTCCTTTCCGACAATCGTGTCTTTGTATTTGCCACGGTCTAAACGCTCTTTCGGGAGGCAGGCCAGCGTTCCGCCAGATTGAAAGAGTGAATTGAGAATGGCCGATTCGGCCTGTCGTTTTGTTAAAATGGTCATAAGTGCGCGGGGTATGGGTTAGAACAACTGAATGACGATTCCGCCGTCGAATTCGACGACTTGCGTGTGTTCGCGGAGCCATTCCAGAGCCTCCGGTTCGCAGTCCGCGTCATTTCCGCAGACTTCCTTGAATCCGAAGTCATTTGCGGCCTTCAGCGCGGAGGGATATTCGGCCCATTCGCAGCAGATACCGATCGGGTCTAGCTCAAGCTCCACTCCGCAATCGTCCTCGTAAGATTCAAGGTAATCGAAGAGAGCGAAAAGAGCGGCGCGGGTAAATTGACTCTCGCGGCCAGCGGCGCGGAAAGAGTCGACGAATTGATAGGACGTGACGGTTTGCTTCATGGGATTTTATGCTTTTGATTCGGGTTTGATTACCCGCACAACCCACGGTTTCCCATGGGCTGGCCGGGGAATCAGAACTTCGTGATTTGATGCAAGGCGGATTCAATGTCGCGCCGGAGGCCGGAACGAATCGAATCGGCCAGTTTCAACGCGGCATCCATGATTCGTTCCGATTCGTTGCGTGCATCCAAGATAATCTTGTCACGCTCACGCAGGGAATCGGCGCGCATTTCCGCGCAACGGCGCGTGCAATCTTGGATTGAGGCGGAGGCTAGGATTCCCGGTTCAATGTCGGATCGAATGTCGCTTTCGATGAATGGGATTTGCTCGCGGAGCCAAGCCCCGCAGTAGGAGCCGGAACCGAGACTATCGGCGGCGGCGGTAAGGATTTGGATTTCTTCGGACTTGGATTTCATGGGATTTGATTCGGCGACTCATTCGCCGCTGCAATCCACTCTTTCGAATGGATTGGCGCGGGGAATCAATGGCGAACACGGATTCCGGCGGCGCGCATAGCTTTCCGCCAGTACTTGTCACGCGACGGCGGATTCGATTTGTCAAAGTGAAGGGATTCCGTCCGGTTAGAGCAATCGCGGAAGTTTTCCTCAGGATAGGACGAAAGCCAATCCCATCGGGAACCGGCGCAAGGGGACGAGGAAGGGATGGGATGCGCGCGCATCAATTCGACCAGCTCGCGGAACGTGACAGGCTCCGATTGACAGATAAATCCGGCGTCGTCGGATTCGCCGAATTCGGCGGATTCAGGCGTGACGGTTTCAAAGGTGCGGGAGATTAGAATCATGGGAGTTTTACTTTGAGAGATTGATGCGGGGACGGAATTCAAGGCATGGGCCGGAAACGGAAGCGGAAACATAATAGTCTGACAGGTTGAAAGCGGCGATGCGTTCCGAATCGGGGAACGGAAGAATAGCGTGGCATTCGTGGGTTTTTCCTTCGTTTCGAACACGGGGAGTTCTATCTATACGGAGGCAGAATTCGGAGAATGTTTCTTTCATGGGATTTGATTGGCTTTGGATTCGGCGTGATTGCCGATTGCAGGCTTCCGTTTCCGAAAGCCTGATGATCGGGAATCAGACCAATTCGGCGTACGAATAGGATTTCAAATCGTTGCGGATTGAATCGGAAACGCCGGATTCGAATGCTTCCCATAGTTCGTTGGCGTCATCGCTTTCGTTGAATTCATGGGCGATGAATTCGAATGGGGAATACTCACGGGAATTGATTTCAGCAGCGTAACAAATGCATTCATGGTATTCTGCGATATTTTCCGCCGTGACAACCTTGCCAAGTCCAATCCAATCGATCGATCGATCGATGGAATCGCCGATTGACGGCGTGTTATGGCAAGCGATGCCATGGCCATGATTCCAACCTAGGCGATAGGCACGCTCCAAAGCGGAATCGGCGGAATAAACGGCGGGGATTTGTTCAGGATAATTCATGGGATTTGTTTAATGGTTAGGAGTGAAGTTGAGGGACGTTTCGAGGTAAGCTTGAATGAGGATGAAAGCGATGATTGCTAAAGCGATGGCGATGCGTTTGAGGGTTGAGCGTTTCATGTTGGGACAGACTAGGGTGGACGTGGTGGGGAGTCAAAACTTTTCTTGAAATATTTTGAGAGAGGGGCGAAAGGGGCGGATTCATTGGGGAAAACGAGGGGAAAATTTTTTAGAGCGTTTGCCTGGCGAAGCGAAAAATCGATTTTTGAGGGGTGGAAAACGAGGGAATCACAAGCCGGACGTTGAAAGCCGCAACCAAAGCCGCTATGCGTCATGCATGGCGAAGCCGAGCGAAGTGTGGGACGAAGTTAAAGCCCGATACCTATCGGGAGAGGAATTGTCGACGATTGCAAGCGATTTGAAGCTATGCGTTGAAACGGTTCAAACCAAAGCGAGCCGGACGGGGTTGACGAAGTTAAGGAAGCAAATGCAAACGGTTTGCATTGAAAAGAAAACCCAATCCCTAGAAAGCCTGTCCGCGCTTGTCCGCAGCAAACTGGCGGAAGATGCAGCTGCAACGATTGAACGTGTCAACGGGTACGACCTCGACGGTATTCGTGATGAATCAACACGGGAGCAGATACTCGGCAGCGTTGCCAAGCGTTCCGCGCTTGTGTTCGGCTGGTCGGAAACTGGAGAGCAAGCAAGTGTGAGCATTAATCTGCTTGGTTCAATGCCCGACCGAATCGCGGAGATTCAAGTCACGGGAGAACCCGATTCGAAGTAAATATAACAGTCATTGTGCAACGCAGGGAAACTTATAATCAGCATAAGTTTTACTTATGACAGAAAAGGATTGTTTTCCTAGGGGTTGGCACGATTGTTGACGTAGGACCTGGCACCCCCTTTGCGGGTGGGCTTCGTTTACGATACCCCCCTCAAAAATTTTCCACCTTTTTGACCATGATAAACAAAATCAAAATCGGTCAAACTGTATCTTTAACAACCGCTGAGAGAAAATTGGCCCACTTCATCGCCAAGAATCGCAACGGCAATAATCGTCATTTCAACATTACCAATTTGAAGATCAGTGCGCAGGATTCTGCGACTGTGGATTTGGAGGGTATATGCGGCGAGATAGCGTTCTGCAAGTTGTTCAACGTGTATCCTGATCTGGATACCGACCGTGAACCTCCGCATCCGCTTTACGACGCGACAATTCCGCCAGCGCCAGGATATCGCATCGATGTCAAAACAACCAAGTACGAGACTGGAAAGCTACTAGTCGATGCGCGCAAAGGCCCGAAAACCGATGGCGTTGATTTCTATGTCCTAATGACCGGCTCATTCCCAGGTCCGTACACTTACCGTGGCATGATAGCGCGGGAGACGATCATCGCGCCTCATCGGATTGAGACAATTAAGGGTTACCGCTCATACGCCGCCATCCAATCGGAGTTGGTGGCCAACCCTATGGACGCCACATTTTAATTGACGCGATAAGCATTTCTATCGCTCCATCCCGCGTAACGACCTTAAGAGTTGCATTCAACTGGTCATTGAATGCCCCTGTCTAAGCGGCAATGACACTCCGCATCGGAAGCGGTTGGATAATCAGCCACCGTGTGGTGGATGGATAACCAGCCATAACGCAGATAACGTCGGTTTAATTTCATAATCTCATGTCTTGTCCTAATGTCTTCAACGCCTTTGCGGTGGCTACCGAGTCGCTCGCTCAGGACGTTTATAAACGCGCCTACCGCTCGATGTGGCTCAACATGATTGAGCGCGGCGAGTATCCTCAGGGTACGGGTCTGACCCAGACCTCGTTCACCACCACCTCCATCGAGCCGACTGCGGCTGAGGAGTGGTCGGCCATCACGCTCGCCAGCGGCGAGAACGGTGGCGCTTGCGATGTCACCTACAATGACGTTCCGGTCGGCTACAATGCCGTCACCTGGAGTCCTGAGCGTTTCGCCCTCAAAGGTCCGCTCCTGTGTAAGGACGATCTGACCTTCGATCATCGCGTCGAGGCGTTCCTCCGTGTGTACTTGGAGAAGCTCTCGATCCGCGCTCAGCGTTCTTGGGAGACTCGTTATCAGAACACCTTCGCCAAGTTCGCCATCAAG